CGGGCGGGGAGAGGGGGCGGCGGCGCTTGTGGCGGCTGTTCTGTAAGGGGCGGCCGCCGTAAAGCTGAGGCGATCATGCAGCGCCGGCTCCTGACTTTAGACCTTGACGACGTGCCGAGAAATGCGGACCCGTGGGACACGGTTGTTCTGGTTCTCGGCTGCGCGGCCGTTCTTTACAGCACTCATAGCCATCGGCCAGAGGCGCCGCGTCTTCGCCTGGTTATGCCGCTCTCTCGTCCGGTCTCTCCTGAGGAATATTCTGCGATCGCCCGAAAGGTTGCGCAGGACATCGGCATTGACATGTGCGACGACACCACCTATGAGCCGCATCGTCTCATGTACTGGCCCTCTGCGTCGATCAATGCTGAATACCGATACGAGGTCGAGGACGGGCCGTGGCTGAACGCAGACGAGCAGCTCGCTCGATACGTTGACTGGCATGACCCTTCCGAATGGCCGATCTCCTCGCGTCGAGCTGAGGCTTTACATAGGCTTGCATCTCACCAGGAGAGCCCACTCGAGAAAAATGGTATTGTCGGCGCGTTCTGCCGCGTCTATGACATTCACGACGCGATTGAGCATTTTCTCCCTGATACCTACGAGAAATATGACGACAACCGTTATACCTATAAAGGCGGCTCGACTTCAGGCGGCTTAGTCCTCTATGACAATGGTGTTTTCGCGTATTCCCATCACGGCACGGACCCAGCGAGCGGAAAGCTCTGCAACGCCTTTGATCTCGTCCGTATTCACCTTTACGGCAATTTGGACGACGACACGAGTCCTGGCACACCGTCGCACAAAATGCCTTCGTTTATGAAACTGCAAGACGAGGCTATGCAGATTCCCGAGGTTCGCGAAGAGCTTGCAAAGGCAAACTTTGAGCGCCTCAAGGACCGCTTTGATGACCCCGATGAAGACTATGACTGGGTAGGCCAGCTTACATGCAACAAAAACGGGAAGTTCGATAACACGATCAACAACGTACAGCTCATTATGGAGCACGATGCAGGTCTTCGCGGTAAATACTTCTACGATACATTCAAGGGGCGAATGACGGTTTGCGGAGATCTTCCGTGGTGCAAGCTCGCCGATCGAATGACAACGACCTGGACCGACACCGACGACGCTGGCCTTCGCAATTTCCTCGAGATCAAGTATGAAATCGTAAATACTATGAAGATCGGTGATGCCGTACTTCTCGCGATGCAGAGTTGTATGCGGCATCCCGTTCGCGAGTATCTTCTGAGCCTTAAATGGGATGGAGTCGCCCGTGCGGACACGATCTTCATTGATTATCTCGGCGCCGAAGACACCGAATATACGAGGACCGTCACGCGCAAAGCCTTGATCGGAGCAGTCGCAAGAATCATGCAGCCTGGGTGCAAGCACGATCACATTCTCGTCCTTGTCGGTCCTCAGGGCTGTCGCAAGTCTACGACCCTCGCCAAGCTCGGTAAGTCCTGGTTTTCTGATTCCTTCTATACTGTTCAGGGTAAAGAGGCCTACGAGCAGATTCAAGGCTTTTGGCTTATTGAGATGGGAGAAATGGCCGCGACCCGAAAAGCTGAGCTCGAGTCGATCAAGCAGTTTGTCTCTAAGCAGTCGGACAGCTACCGCGCGGCATACGCCAAACGCACGCAGGAACACCCGCGGCAATGCGCCTTTTTCGGTACGACCAACGACGACGAGTTCCTGCGAGACGCAACAGGTGGTCGCCGATTTTGGCCGGTTACTGTCACAGACAAGGGGCGAGAAACAGGTGACTACTTTACCGCCGAGATCGTTGACCAGGTATGGGCCGAGATCGTCATGCGGTATTCCGCGGGCGAAAACTGGTATCTTGATAACGCGAAGATTGAGGCTGTCGCGCGGCAGATTCAGGACGCGCATACTGAGATGAACGGCAAGCAAGGCTTGCTTGAGCAGTTTGTCGAGCGTCTTCTTCCGAAAGACTGGGCTACAAGAAATCTGAGTCAGCGGCTTGCGTACTGGAACGATGGCTTTGACGATGAAAAGCAAGCAGGAACTGAGCGCCGCAAAACCATTTGCGCTTTGGAGATTCATTGTGAGCTATTCGGCGGAACCGTCAAGGACTACACCCCGCAGAAAACTCGTGAGTACAACGCCATGCTGAAACGGCTGCCAGGCTGGAAAGCTCGGTCACGAATTAACTACGGCGAGATTTACGGCCAGCAGCGCGGCTTTGTTCGCGAGGAAACGGAGTAGCGAAATGAGTAGCAAACCGAGTAGCAAAATCATTTTCGGCAAGAGTTTTGCTACTCGGGGCCGTAGCGAGTAGCAAAACACAAATCGAATTGCTACTCGTTTTGCTACGGCTAAAAGCCAGTGTTTCCAAGCCTTTCATCAATTTGGTAGCAAAGTAGCAATTATACCTATTGAACCCTATGGATTAAACCTAAAAAGATATAAAAATTTCCTTTTACCCTTAATCCGTAGGGTACATATACGCGCGAGCGCTATTTTGCTACTTCGCTACAACAGGAGGTAGCTTTGAAAGAATCAACAGTTGAAAGGAATATCCGCCGACAAGTCGAAGTCCTCGGGGGCGTGGCTTGGAAGTGGGTAAGCCCTGGACGTCGGGGCGTGCCTGACCGAATCTGTATTTTGCCTGGGCCACATATCATTTTTGTCGAGCTCAAGCGCCCAGGCTTGAACGACGGACGGAGCGAGCAGCAGAAGAAGGTCTTTCGTATTTTGGAGGGGCTGGGCTGTCACGTCTGGCTGATTGACGATGCGGAGATTTTTCGTCAGCGGCTTATTGAAATCGGGGTGCCCGCATGAAATACGCGCCCTACCCTTATCAGGCTTTTGCTGAGAAGTTTGTCCTTGAGCATAAGGCCGCGGGCCTGTTCCTCGATATGGGCCTCGGCAAGACGGCGATCACGCTCTCGGCGTGTGAGAAATTGCTACGGGACTATTTTGAGACAAGCAAGGTCCTCGTGATTGCGCCGCTCCTTCCCGCGAGAGAGACGTGGCCCGACGAGCTGGCAAAGTGGGACCAGCTCGAGGGCTTGACGTATTCCCTGATTATCGGCACAGCGCAGGAGCGAATTGATGCGCTGCATACTGACGCCGATTTTTATATCGTCAATCGTGAAAATGTCGTTTGGCTCGTCGACTATTACAAAAAGAAGTGGCCTTTCGATATGGTCGTGATCGACGAGCTATCGAGCTTTAAGTCCAGTAAGGCGCAGCGCTTTAGGGCTCTTCGGAAAGTCCGAAAATATATCGACCGAATTGTCGGCCTTACGGGTACGCCGGCCCCGAATGGCTTACTTGATCTTTGGTCTCAGGTTTATCTCCTGGACGAGGGCGCACGGCTCGGTCGAACGTTGTCGGCTTACCGCGATACCTACTTCACGCCTGGCAGGCGTGGGCCGAACGGAATCGTCTATGACTGGAACTTGAAGGACGGGGCCCGTGAAGCGATCTTTGCGAAATTGAGCGACCTCTGTATCAGCATGGAAACGACGGGTCTTCCTGAACGGCTTACGATTCCCCACGAGGTCAAACTCTCAGAAAAAGCGGCAGCCATGTACCAACAGCTTGAAAGAACTATGCTACTGCCTTTTGCGGACGGTGACGTTGACGCAGCAACGGCCGCGATCTTGACGAATAAGCTCTTGCAGTTAGCCGGCGGCGCAGTCTACGACGAGAACGGTAAGGCCCAGATCGTCCATAACCAAAAGCTCGAGGTCTTAGACCAGCTTATCGAAGAGGCGAACGGTCAACCGGTTTTGGTATTCTACAACTACAAGCATGAGCTCGATCGGCTGCAAGCGCGGTACCCTCAGGCCGTTCATGTAAAAGAGGAGAACGTTGTCAAGCGGTGGAACGCTAAGGAGATTCCGATTCTTCTCGCAAATCCCGCAAGCGCCGGTCACGGCCTTAATTTACAATTTGGCGGCCATATCGCAATTTGGTATAGCCCGACTTGGAACCTTGAGTTTTTCCAGCAGGCGAATAAGCGCCTTCACCGGCGCGGACAAGCTGAGACCGTTCTCATTCACACGCTCTCGGCAAAAGGTACGATCGACGAGCGTATTTACGATATTGTCTTACGAAATAAGGAGGCAGGCCAGAACGCCTTGCTTGAGGCAGTCAAGGCCAGAATCAAGGAGGTAACATGACAGAAGAAGTCTTACAATCGTTATCTGACGACCCGATGGCCGTACTCAATCGTGGCTATCGCGCAAAAGAGCGTATTGCCGCAAGGCAAGAACGCATTGAAGAGTGGCGGCAGATTGCCGAATCTATTACGGCAAATCCCGAGAACGCTTCGAGCGGCGGCGGTTATCCTACGAGCAAGACCGAGAATTGCGTTGTTGCGATCGTGACGCTGCAGGAGGAAATCAAGCGCGAGATCATGGAGATCGCTGACTTTGAGCGGCAGACCTCTCAGATCATCAAGGAGCTTGTTGAGGACCTGAACTTCAAGACCGTTCTCGAGCTTCGGTATCTCAGCTACCTGCGGTGGGAGGAGATCGCCGTCAGAATGAATTATACATTCAGGTGGACCCAGGAGCTTCACCGCAGAGCTTTACTCGCATTGCAGGAGGCGGCAAGCGCGCTAATTCCGAAGTAAATGCGGTATTATGATTATTTTAGGCTAAAGCGCGTTAATTCCTGGGGCCACATTGTATACTGGTATGGAAGGTTTTGGCGAGCACGGCCATTGTCCTTCCTCCTGAAGAAGAGCGGCTGGAAACAGTCGCTCTTTTCATTTTGCTGCGTTTGGAGGTGGTGAGCGTGGCAGGCAAAATGACTCCGAAGATGCAAAAGTTTGTCGATGAATACCTTGTCGACCTGAATGCGACGCAAGCCGCAATCCGTGCAGGATATAGCAAAAAGACGGCTTACTCGATCGGCGTTTCAAATTTGAAGAAACCCGAAATTCAAGCCGCAATCCAAAAAAGACAAAAATCGGCGGCTGAAAAGCTCGAGATCACGCGAGAGCGTGTCCTGAAAGAACTCGCTTCGATCGGCTTCGCGAAGGCTACCGACTTTTTGACGATTCAAGGCGGCCACGTTCTCATTAAAGATTCTGACGATGTGGCCGCTGATAAGCTGGCAGCTCTCGCCTCTGTCAAGGAGGGTATGTATGGCGTAGAGGTCAAACTCGCTGATAAAGCTCGCGCTCTCGAGATGCTTGGCAAATATCTCGGTCTCTTTGACGGGACAAATCCGGAGGGCGATACGCAGAAGAATAACCTCTTTGAGGCGATCGCCGGCGCTGCAGAGGGGGGAATCGATCTAAATGAAATACCAGAGATTCAGTCCTCGGCAGACGTTGACGCTGACGTGGTGGAAGAGACCTGAGTTTGCAGACTACGACGGTATTCTCTGCGACGGTTCCATCCGATCGGGCAAGACGGTCTCAATGGCAGTCGGCTTTATCCTTTGGAGCATGTACTCCTTCAATAATGAGAGCTTCGCCATTTGCGGCCGCACGATCGAGTCGCTGCGTCGTAATGTGATCGTGCATTTGCCCTCCTGGCTCGAGGGCCTTTTCAAGGTAACCGAGCGGCGCGCTGAGAATAAGCTGATTATCACAGTCGGCGGTCATAGCAATACCTACTACCTCTTCGGAGGTCGTGACGAATCCAGTTATACGCTTGTTCAGGGCATGACCCTGGCCGGCGTTCTTTTTGACGAGGTCGCGCTTATGCCGCGGTCCTTCGTTGAGCAGGCTCTCGCCCGATGCTCGGTCGCGGGGAGCAAGTTCTGGTTTAACTGTAACCCCGAAGGCCCCATGCACTGGTTCTACAAAGAATGGGTGCTTGAGTGCAAGCGCAGGAACGTTCTTCACCTGCATTTCACGATGGCCGACAACCTCAGCCTTTCCGAGAAGATCAAGCAGCGCTACGAGGGCATGTATACGGGCGTTTTCTATGCTCGGTATATCCTCGGAAAGTGGACGAAGGCCGAAGGCCTTGTCTATCCCTTCTTTGACGCGAAAAAGCACATGATCGACGACGACGGCTCGCGCGGTCGCTATTACATTAGCTGTGACTACGGCACACTCAACCCGTGTGTCTTCGGGCTTTGGCGTGTAAAAGGCAATTCAGCCTTCATGGTGAAAGAGTATTACTACGACGGCCGCAAGAAGGGCAAGCAGAAGACCGATGAAGAGTATTATGCCGATCTTGAGGCCTTTGCAAAAGGCTACTTGATCGAGCAAGTCGTCATTGACCCTTCGGCTGCGTCCTTCAAGGAGACGATCAGGCGGCACGGCAAATTCAGCGTCAAGAATGCGAAGAACAACGTGCTTGACGGTATTCGCGATACTGGAACAATGCTGCAAGCCGGCTTGCTCCATTTCAATAAGACGTGCGTCAATACGAAAGCTGAGTTCGGCGCGTACGCGTGGGACGAGAAGGCTTCGAGCGATACCGTGATTAAAGAGAACGACCACAGCATGGACCAAATGCGGTATTTTGTCCGCACGATTATGAAACGCGAGGTGAGGGCGTATGGCATTAAATAACCTTTGGGGAAAGCTCGGTGCATTTTCGAGAAATGTGCTTGTGCCTTCCAACGTGATTTATAAGAGCTTCGATGCGGACCCGCTCGTCAGCGATAAAATGTCTCGCGCCATTAGTCGGTGGTACGGCATGTACGTCGATAAGCCTGAGTGGGCCGACGACGAGGTCAAACCTCTCGGCCTTCCGCGAGCGATCGCGAAGGAGTTCGCGCAGGTCGTCTCTTCGGAAATGACGATCACGGCTGACGGCGGTCCTCGCGCCGACTTTATCAACGAGCAGTTGACGCGCTTCCAGTCGAACGTGCAAAACAGCATCGAGCTTTGCATGGCCCTCGGCGGCATGGCCTTCAAGCCGTATGTCTCGGGTGGAAACGTCTTCATCGACAGTACGAGCGCCGCGTCCTTTATCCCTCTTCGCTTTGACGATGGGGATAGCTGCGTTTCTGGCGTGTTCAAGAGTCAGCCGGTCAAGGTCGATAAGAGCTACTTCGTCAAGCTCGAGTACCATGACTTTGCCAGCGGTGTCTATACGATTCGCAACAAGGCCTTTACCTCTGACGAGAACGGTATCACAGGCAGCGAAGTCGAGCTCGGCCGCGTTCCCGAGTGGGCCGCCATTCCCGAAGAGGTTCAGATCAAAAATGTAGAAAAGCCGCTCTTCGGCTACTTCACGCCGCCTGTCAGCAACAACATTGATACCGCGTCCAGCTTGGGTGTCTCCATTTATGGCGGCGCGACTGAGGACCTGATTCGCGACGCCGATGAACAGTGGGCACGCTTCCTCTATGAGTTTGAAAGTGCAGAGCGTAAGATCATCGGCACCCCTGAGGCGATCTCTGGCTCGCTGCCTGGCAGTAAGGCAAATCCCTTGCTCGGCGATCGGCTCTTCATTCAAATGCCGTATGACTCGGACGACTTCTTCAAGGAGTTCTCCCCAGCACTTCGGCACGCAGGCTACTACGAGGGCTTGCAGGCGATCTTGCGCCGCATTGAGTTCAATACCGGCCTTGCTTACGGCGATCTCTCCGACCCCGCGACTGTGGAAAAGACCGCGACTGAGGTCATGTCCGCGAAGATTCGCAAGTTCAACACAGTCAAAGCTCTTGAAGATCGCTTCAAGGCTGCGCTCGAAAACGCGGTCTATGGCGTTGACGTGTACGCCACTCTCTACGGCCTTGCGCCCCGTGGAGAGTATGCGCTCTATATCGACTTTGACGATAGTATTCTCACCGATAAGGACGCCTTGCGCGAGCGCGACCGCCAGGACGTTCGTGACGGCCTTATGCAGAAGTGGGAGTACCGCGTCAAATGGTACAACGAGACCGAAGAAGTCGCAAAGAGCATGTGCCCCGTAGAGTCTACGGCGGACCCCTTTAATCTCGGCTGATGCTGACGCCTGAATACCTGGCGGCGACTCCGGACGCGCTTGTCGAGCTTTATGGAAAGATCGAGCAAGACATTCTCGCAAATATGGCCGAACGCATCGCGAAGTATGACTACTACATTCCCGCGGTCCAGCATCAGCACCAGCGTCTTCGGGCGATGGGTATGCTTGAGACCGAGATCGAGCAGCAACTCGCCGCTCTTACGGGGAAGACTCAAGCCGAGCTCAAAAAGCTCATGGCGCAGGCCGTCGACGAGGCGCTTACCTCTGACGCGAAAATCTACATGGCTGCAGGCATGGGTGACGTTGATCCTCTCGCGGTCGCCGGCGTTCGCGAGGCGCTGCAAAGCGGTCTTCGGCAGACAAGCGGAATCTTCCGCAACTTGACTCGCACGACCGCGAACACGGCTGCAAAGCAATTTGAAGACGCTCTTGATCGGGCCTGGCTGCAGGTCACGTCAGGGGCGTTTGACTATAATACCGCGATCAGAAATGCGGTTAAGGACCTCGCACGGACCGGCGTCCAGTCAATCACTTATCCTTCAAGCCATGTGGACACGATCGAGACGGCTGTTCGCCGTGCGGTCGTCACCGGCGTCAACCAGACCGCCGCGAAGTCACAGCTTGCGCTCATGGACGAGCTTGACATCGACCTTGTGGAAGTAACCGCGCACGCCGGCGCTCGCCCGAGTCACCAAGAATGGCAAGGGCAAATCTATTGCCGCAAGGGCTCTCACCCGAAGTATAAAAACTTCGAGGATGCTACGGGGTACGGTACCGGCGACGGCCTTTGCGGCTGGAACTGTAATCACAGCTTTTTCCCGTATGTTGAGGGCGCGCCTCGGACCTACTCGAAAGCGCAGCTCAAGGACTACTCCGCGAAGAATATTACCTACAACGGCCAGCAGTTGACTGAGTATGAGGCTTTGCAGCAGCAACGCTATATCGAGCGAGGTATTCGCCGATGGAAACGCGAAGAGGTCGCTATGAAGGCCGCAGGCCAGTCTACCGACGAGGCTCGCGCTAAAGTCCGCGCCTGGCAGGCTCGACAGCGCGATTTTATCAAGCAGACCGGTCTCAAGCGAGACTCCTCTCGTGAGCAGATCGGATAAAACTCTCATAAACAAGCCCCAGGTGACCCGTATCGAGTTTTCTGCCTGGGGCCCTGGTGTTTATACTCCTAATATTTGGAAGTCATACGGACGATCGTGGAGCTCCGTATGACTTCCTTTTATATGCGAGCCGTGGTCACGCAGGTTCGACTCCTGCAGCTCGCGTAATATCGGCTACCCGTCAGCCCATGAGGACGGGGCGGGGGGGGCCCGCAAAGCCCCAACAAACCCA